GGTGTGATTATTTTCCAAATGCCCAAATAATTGGTTGTGATATTTTACCTGAAGTTCAGTTCAAAGAAACACGTATTCAAACATTTATTACAGACCAAAGCAATGTTGATTCATTAAATAACTTAATTGAAAGTTTAAAATCTTTTGGAGATTATGCTGATATTATTCTTGACGATGGCTCTCACATAGAAGCTCATCAGGTAATATCATTTAAAACATTATGGAAATTTGTAAAACCAAATGGTCTTTATATTATTGAGGATGTTAGCCTTTCTCATATTGAACGTATAAGCAAATTACATGAAGAATGTAATTTTATTGACGCTGAACACTTAAAAACATATAAAGGTAGAAATCATTGGGACAATTTTGTAGTCTTTAAAAAAATACCATCTGATGTATCTATGTAAGGTTTAAAAAAATGACACATTCTCTATGAAGATTAATTATTCTTAGACAATGGCTTCTGTACTACGCACAAATGTACTTCGTGTAGTTAAAGCACGATGCGGATTTCTAAATGAAAAAGAACAAGAAGATTTGGAGCGTGGAATCTTTAATCATACTCTTGAAGATGCAAAATATCGTGGAGTTCGCCGTGTATGGGAAAATCCAGAATTTGCGGCATTATATGAAATTATTTCTCGTAGAACAATTACGAATATTGATGCGGCTAGTTATGTGAAAAATGGTCGTTTACTTAGCCGACTTCGTGAAGGTGAGTTTAAGCCCCATGATATTCCCTTTATGACGTATTCCGAACTGTATCCTGAGCAGTGGGGTAATATGATTGAGATGGCTATTAAGAAAGAGGCCAAGATGTTGGAAGTCGATAAATCTGCCGCAACCGATATGTTCCGCTGCTCCAAATGTGGTAAACGCGAATGTACCTACTATGAAATGCAAACACGTTCTGCGGATGAGCCAATGACACAGTTTATTCGCTGCTTGAACTGTGGTAAGCAGTGGAGACAATAAAAGAATTATTTATATTTTTATAAAAAATGAAAAGTAAAATACTCTTTATTTTTTGATTCATACAAAATGCTGAATGTTTTACTTGATTATAATTCTATTACAAAACAAACACTGGATGAACTTAAAACTAAACGAATACAGAGTCTTGAATCCATGAATGATTATATTCTTGGACTAACAGAACTAACATGGTCAACATTAATTCAGCCTAGTATAGATCTCAATAATTCATATATAGATAAAGGTTATCTAGAAATGAAGAGTTTTCATACAGATAAGTCTATTCGTGACTATGCAACTGACATTAGCAACCAATTAGACCAGTTTTACATTGAAAATTCAATGCGTAAAGATATCTATGCTGTATTCAAACAATATTCTGATAATCAATATATAATAGAAAAGCCATATCTTAGTGTCGAACAAATCAGTTATTTTACTGACCTTATGGATAGTTATATACATGCCGGTATGGAACTATCTGATGATGACTATACACGCGTCAAAGCCATTCAAAAAGAAATTACAGACCTATGCTCCAAATACCAGTCAAATCTTGATGCCTATGAAAAAGAGTTTATATTGACTATAACTGATGTTATGGGTATACCAGAAGATATGATTACGTCGCACTTACAAGACGATGGTGTTGTAGTATTTACACTAGACTATCCTGATTATACAGCTATTATGGAGTATTGTAAAAATCGTGAAATTCGAAAAATGGTTAGCCTGGCCTACCAAAGTCAGGCATTGGAAAACGTTGAATTGCTTGAACGTATTGCCGAATTAAGGCAGGAAAATGCTCGAATCTTTGGCGTCGAACATCATAGTGATTATAAACTTGATGCCACTATGGCTGAAACGACGACTGTTGTCAATCAGTTTCTTAATAACGTTCAAAATACACTCGTCCCTTTACTTGAACGTGACCTGAGCGTTCTTCGCATATATGCTAAGGCTGATGGTATATCTGACTTACAACCTTATGATATTGCCTACTATAGTCGTGTATACAAGGAAACAGAATGTAATCTTAAACAGGATGACGTAAAGAAATGCTTTCCTACGGATCGTACTATTCGAAACGTCTTTGCCATTTATCAGCAGCTGTTGGGGTATACATTTCAACAAATTACGTCGCCGACACCACTATGGCATGAATCAGTACAATTGTTTGAAGTTAAGGAACTAGGAACCGTGAAGGGATACTTTTATATGGATTTGTTTCCACGTGAAGGCAAATATGATCATTTCGCAGTATTTCCTTTTATTGAAAAATCTGATGTGACATTACCAGTTGCTCTTATGGGTTGTAATTTCTCTAACGACTTTCTTACATTTGAGGAAGTCGAAACCCTGTTTCATGAGTTTGGGCATGTTATGCACTTTATATCCTCTCGGTCAACTATTGCCGAAACAAGTTCATTCACATGTGAAGCCGATTTTGTGGAAACACCAAGTCAAATGTTTGAAGAATGGTGTTATAGTCCTAACACATTGAATATGCTAAGTCCTGACTTGACATCTGACATGATTGCTAAGATTATTCGTGGACGTCAGTTGCTTCAGGGATATCAGTATTCTCGTCAGTTATTGTTTTGTCGCATGGATATGTATATTCATTCATCGGCGTTTAACGGCCATTGCTTTGATGTGGTTGCTAAGTTTGAAAAAGAGATTTTAGGATTTGATACTGCTAAAGGAACAAATCGTCTGGCCTCCTTTGGACATCTTGTAGGTGGATACGATGCCGGTTATTATGGTTATATGTATTCATTAGCATTTGCTAAGGATTTATTTAGTGCTTTTAAAGGAAAAGAATTAGATCCTGAACTTGGACAACGTTTTAAGGATATAGTTTTATCACAAGGATCAATAAGACCTTCATTTGAATCTGTTGTAGAATTTCTAGGCCGCGAGCCTGATATGACAGCATTTATTAAAAGTATACAATAGCGTTCAAAATGAATAAACATTACATATTTATTTATTAAGATTCACATGAAGTGTAAAATCTTAACATATAATACACACGGACTGCCATGGTCACGTGATTCTACGCCCGAAATCTGCGGCTGGATAAAGGATACAAAACCCCGTATTGTCTGTTTACAAGAAGTCTTTCGTAAAACCACACGAACACAATACAAAGAATTTCTTGAACGACATGGATACAAAGTAGTTATACCAAATGATAGTGGTGTGACAATGTTATCTAGTGGATTACTGACAGCGTTCCTTACAAAACAATATGTACTTCGTAGTCATTGTTTTTGCTCATTTCAACAGTTTAATAATGTTGAAATACTAGCAAATAAAGGATTTTTTATTGTAAGACTATTTGATATAATATATAGTCGACCATTAATTATTGGTAATACACATACTCAAAGTAATACAGAAATAAGCTGGATATCAGGTTCAAAGATAGGAAAAACTCGTAAAGCACAATTTAAACAAATTGTAGATTTTGTAGGATGTACAACCGAACCAGTGCTTGTTGCCGGTGATTTTAATTGTGAAGTATCTCCCTACGCAGCCTTACGTTTCCTACATCCACTCCATGATGACTTAACTCGCAAAAGCACATTTTATGAAACTGGTGAAAATTTAGATCATATTGCCTGGATACCACATCAATGGGCAAATCCTGGGTGTGGATTATGTGATGTAGAACGTCACGGACCTATTATGGAATCATGTACTATCTATGATAAACCCTGGAGCGACCATGCACCGGTTTTATTTAATATAAATATTCCTCCTGAGAGAAAAACCATCTCTAACGAGTAAGGAGGTATGTGGACTTTATTTGCTATTATACTTATTTGTTTATGCATTTTATTGTATTTTCAATTAAAAAATGTCGAGGGTATGAAGAATGTCTTTGATGATTGTCGTGTATTACGAATTGTAAATCAAGATGATATGATTATACAAATTGTTGATGATAATTGTAAGGAAGGTCTGCCACATACAACAGGACCATATACTGTTCGTATGACAGAAGTATCGTGGGCTGATAGACGGCGAAATACAACTCTGACTCACGAACATGTTCATTTAGAGCAAAAACGAAAACCATTAGAATGGTATGAATGGTACCGTCGTTATTGGGACTATGAATTGTTAACAGTTCCACCTCCCGACTTACCTAATAAATATGTACTTGGTTTACGACCTAATCCTGATACTGCTGACGCACCTTGGGCGTTATGGCGACACCGATGGCTTTTCTTTCCTAATTATACAGATAATAATCGTACATTACGTAATGCTAATGTGCTTGTATGGGATACTACCTTAAAAACTATTGTTGATATACCAACATCATGGAAAGACGTTTTTTGTTCAGGAAATTCTTGCCCACATCAATATGAGCATCCACATGAACTTGCTGCGGAATATATCGCGGACGGCTCAGAATCTGTGGCTGCTAAAAAACTTTATGAATGGAGAAAGTAATTTACTACGTATTTTTTGTCCTCCGGCAAAGTAGGGATGGAAGCTGATAAAATGGTACCAGTCACAAAAAGCCCCCTCGATAATATGCGCGGCCGTGGTGGAAAAACAATTATGCGTGTACGATTTACACCTAAATCACGTGTTATAAAAAAACCTGTAATTAAAAATGAAAACTTACCATTAATTAGGGTGGATACGGCATGTCTAACAAACACAAAATAGATTATATACCTCTAGATACCGATAGTGCGGTTTATGGAGGTGCTGACCCTGCTGTTACGGCGTCCAACGACCGTTTTTTGCCTGCTACGGATTTTTATCGCTATATTAACAATATATGGCAATCTCATATCCATTTACCTCCATATAGTGGTAGTTTTGGTGTAAGTGAAGAGATTGAAGAAGATGTCAAGACTACACTCATAAATCTTATTCATACAATGCGTAAAACTCAACCAGCTCATCCATTAAGTTTACTTGCGGATAGTTTTTTGAACAATCATGTACAGCATAATGGTGTAGTCGAATTACAAAAATTATTAAATCGTTTTGATTGTATATCAAGTAGTAACGATATAGGACATTATATTGGTATACTCAATAAACTTCAGTCTTCAGCTCCTTTATCGTTTGTAATTTCCAATGATTCTTTTCATGCCCAACAATGTGCTGTATATATTTATGAACCAAATCTTGGATTACCAGATTATCAATATTATAAAACTGGATCACGTAATAAAATTATTATAAAATATGCTCAGTTATTAGAAAAAGTTGGAGAAATCTTAAATATAGAAGATTTGGGTACTGTAATTCCATTTGAAGCTTCATTAATTCCATTTTTAACGAAAGATTCGCAAATGCGAAATATGGGGTTTGCTTATAATAAATTTACACTAGAGGAATTGATAAAAACTTATACACATATACCTTGGGAAACCATATTACTTGGATGGGGTTTGAAAAAGAAATATTTTAATAAGACACCATTTATTATAACAAATAAAATATATCTTACACACTTGAATCGCTTGTTTCAAACGCCTAACATTGATATGTGGCGTGCGTGGATGCGTAGTCAATTAATCCTTTCATTTATTGAATATTTACCACCTCCATTTGATGACCTATATTTTGACTTATTTGAAAAAGAACTCAAAGGTATTACTCAAAAATTACCTCAAAAAGATTTGACATGTAAAGTTCTTCAAGAGTTTACTCCCAATGACTTAGGTAAAATTTTTGTAGATTATGCTGTTCCTGATGGTACAAAAGCCTATGCTACGCAAATGGTTGGTAAGTTAAAAAAAGCTGTTATTGAACGATTATCTGCATTAGATTGGATGGCGGTCTCCACAAAATCTACTGCGATTCATAAGGTAAAAAATATGAAATTTCAAGTAGGTTATCCAAAAACATGGAAATCTGAAACAGCACATGTTACAATGGACGCTGCTCATCCCATATTAAATATTTTTGCATTAAATACACATGATACAGAACAAATGTTTCACGATTTAATAGTAGGACACTGTGCTAAAACCGAAGATAAATGGGATGATGGCGTGTTTGAAGTCAATGCATATTATTATCCTGAAGGAAATATGATGGTTGTCCCAGCTGGTATATTACGTCCACCGTTTTTCGATTTGAAACGTAGTAATGCATGGAATTTAGGTGGTATAGGTGCAGCAATTGGTCATGAAATTACTCATGGATTTGATGCTGATGGTCGCTTATATGATGAAAAGGGTGACTATCGTAATTGGTGGACTGAAACTGATTCCAAAACATTTACACAACTTACAAAGGCTATTATTAACTTATTTGATGGAGCCGAGTATATGGGTGGAAAAGTCGATGGTGAATTAACATTAAGTGAAAATATTGCGGATTTAGGCGGACTAGCTATTGCTCTTCAAGCATTAAAACATGATTTACCAGCTGATAAGGCTAAACAGAAGGCTGCGTATCGAGACTTTTTCACAAGTTACGCAGTAAGTTGGCGTAACAAAGACAGACCAAAAAAAGCAAAACAAGCTCTTATATTAGATTTACATTCACCTGCACCATTACGTGTTAATTTGATAGTACAACAATTTGAAGAATTTTACATAGCATTTGATATAAAATCAACTGATGAAGGATATATACCACCAGAAAAACGTATTATGTTATGGTAAATATAGATTAATGATTATCATAAATAAATTTATTATTTAAGATAATTATAATATTATGAACGAGTTAATACAATTGTCCTATCTAATACACGACCATTTGCTAAATAAATATTAAATCGTTCAATATATGTATTTGTTTCCATTATAGTATCATATAACTCTTTTGC